GGTCTGCTGGAACGTATGAGGCATCTTATAGGTATGCTCTCCATCTCCATCATGTTCCTGTGAGATTCTAAGAGCCACAGTAGCTTTACTTCCAGCAGGGTCTGTCCCCAACTCCTTCTCTATAGCAACAGCCGCATTAGCAGCGCCGTTAACCGGATTTAAGTCTGTACTCTGTCCAGCGGTCTCCTCTGTATATGTATCAACCACACCAGGATACCCAACTGAATTTGCGTTTAAATCTCCCATCTTCTCACCTCCCTAAACTAAAGAACTTCTCCATCTCTTTCTTCAACAGTGGCTTCAATCTCATAGCTTAAAATTCTTGTACCGGGGGATACATTCCCGGACGCCTTAAAGCGGAACTCAGTTCCTCGGATACCACTACCGCCAGAGGACAATCGAGCAAATGCTCTTCTCATCTGAACACCACCCCAAGCAGATACTCCCCAAGCTTCAGCTCCCCAAGCTTTACCAGTCGCAGTACTGGTAGAACCAACTCCAAATGCAGTGAACTCTGTTGTATTATCTATAGCATACGATAAGTTCAATGTCTCGCCTTGATTCTGGTCAGTTTGTAAGTACAGAAGACTGAAGAGTTTCCTCTTCCTCAATGTACCAAAGACCTCTTGCCGACTGATAAATGACAAAGGAATAAGAGAACCATCAGGCTCTGTTGCTCCCTCTGTCGGGTCGTATATCTTGCTGGAGGTTGCCTTCCCTAGAAAGAGCTTTCCAACATCAGGGCAGAAAAAGAAAGAATAACTATCCATTCCAGAGAAAACTGTCCATTTTTTACTGGATAGATTATACACCAAGGTATTTCCAACAGTCTCGCTATTACCACTTGGAAGTCTAATCCAAAGTTCATCCCGAAAGAATGTCGAGGCAACAGTCCTCAGCACAGAAGAATCAACAGCAAGAAAGTACTCCTGCATTTTATTATCTTCATCTATATCTGTAAGTACAGATCCGTCGAGAATATACATTCTACGATCTGTTCCCAGGAAGGCAACACGTCTTCCTTGGGTTGAGATGCTCCTACTAGCTGTACACCCTATATTCTGAAATACCTGCCATGCCATATCCCCGAGGCCGCCATCATCGTCTGGGACTCCAGTCATTACATGATAGCTCCCACGAGTGAACGCAAGGAGGAAATCTTCCCCTGCTGCCAGTCCTGTAACTGGATTGCCAGGGCCTCCAATAGTCTGAAAATTCAATGCAGGCATGTCTACAGTCGGCAATGTTGTGAACAATCCAGCATTACTGTAATAAACAAGTCCGTCAGATGTACCAACATACAGCCTATCTTTATATATGACCATGTGTTGGCCTTTAGGAGGAGTTGGAGTTCCAGTCACCTCAGCTCTTGTCTGTGGAGCTCCCCAAGCTGACGCTCCCCATACTTCCGCACCCCAAGCCTTCGCCGGGTTTGCAGAAGGGTCATGGTAGTTTATTGGAGTAACACCATTGCTGAAAAAGAGAACTCCCTTATACTCAACAACACTACAATAATCATTAGCCCCAAAGTCAGGGCCTGAAATTTGAGTCTCATTCGAGTAAATTAAATCATTGCTCCCGTCTGTTCGTCTGATAGAATAGAACCTAAGCCCAAGGTCAACAGTATACCTAGCATAAAGACGCTCAATACTTCCAGTACTGCCGATGTTAGTATAAAGCGTCTGTCCATTACGAACCTCAAGAGTTCCATCGGCACGAGGTCTTGCATTCTGACTGAGATAAACCTCAGTTTGATTCTGCCGTCTGAGCCGACTCATTCCACCACGAAAGTCATATCTTTGTTCTGTTATCGCTGGCATAGTCTCTATAAAGGATTAAAGTCCTTGAGCTCAGCTGCTCCAGCATCTTCCTGTTTTAGCTTCCACTCAAGGTAGTTTACTTTATTAGTTAATTTTATTAATAAGGTTTGAAGTTCATCAGAACTGACCCCATTAGCAACTTGAACATATCCAACATCTTGGAACTCAGCAGTATTTGCACTCTTGTATCTAACTATAATTTTCCCGAGAGTATTCAACTCAGCAGCGGTAAGCTCAACGTAATAGCAGCCATTACCTACAGCAACTAACGTCGCAGAGGTATTCGCAAAAGCAGCGCCATTCTTACTTATCTGAGGTTGCCCACTAGCCTCACCAGTCTCTGGTGTTATCCCGTCAGTAGCATCAACACAGAAGACATAGAACCGCCTCTTTGCCGAAACTGATTCAGAGAGCTCAAACGTCTGAACTGCCATTATCTACCAAATCCTCTAGCCATTGGACTGCCATATGGAGAAGCAAAGTTGTTGAATATCTTATTTGTAGGCCCAAAGCTCGCACACGCTGGAGTGAAATTTGCTGTATTCTGTACAGTATTATATAATTGAACATCATCAATGTATACTAACGGTCTAACAAAACTACGACTACTAACATACGCAAGACCGGGAGACATAACATCATGGTCGAAAGTAGACACTAAATCAGAAGCGTCTACTGTACCGTCTACAAATAACCGAGACGCTCCAGATGTTACATCAAAATTAAACTCGATATGATGCCACGCATTTAATGAGACTACAGTAGAGCCAATTAAGTATACTATATTAAATCCAGTATTGTCTCTAATTGAGGCCTCAAAATGACCGTTCCAAACATTAACTAAAATTCTATTTGCAGCTACTGGAGGGTCATCATAAAACTCAACTAATATGCCACGCTGTGAGGCAGCAGTTAAATAACACCAAAAAGACACACAACCAGTCTGATCTACATTAATAGTACCAGAGTATGAGAGATAAGATAAAACAGTCCCTGGAAACTTAGCACTACCAAGACCACAATTTTTTATGCTGGTATCTATTGAAACTCCACCAGTGTTAGTTGCAGTAACACTTCCACCTGGGAAATAATCTGCATCTGCTGTACTATCATAAGTAGCATAAAAAAGTAAATCTGCTGGATACCCCACTAATCATCAATCTCCGGGTACTTCAAGGAATCCCAGGCGCTCGCAGAACTGCTCGAGAATGGAGTAGCAGGCTGCACAACAGGCCGCCTCTTGGCTTCCCCTGTCGTTATAGATGCCAATATCTTCTCAACCTCTTTATTCAACATTCCTGCCTCTTGATATTTCTTACTGAAACGGAGTCCCCGAGCCAGAGCTCCAAGGAAAATCACCTCGTGATAGCGTTCAATGAATGGAGGAAGAGAATAATTAGGAGACAACACTACCTGGGACGTCCCGTTTGCGTCTGTTGGGCTGACAAAAAGCAACCGCTGCGTCTTAACTGCAGCATCCTCATCACAGTACACACCAACTCCTGTTGAAGCCGCACTAGAGGAATCAATGAACTTTATGTAATGAGCATGGTCTCTAAAACTGTCAGTCTTAATAACACAATCTTTTCCCGTAGGACTTACAAATAGATTCCTCTCATAACTTGTCCCTCCATCCTCATCAAAATACCACGCTACCCCTAAGGTGGCAGCAGACGCACTGTGATAAATTGTAACATCGTGCTGATGCCCATCAAGTGAGGCCAACCGAATCTTAGCGTCAGCAGAAGTTGGACTGACAAAATACAGCTTTCCAACGCCAGTCCTTACCGCATCTTCATCAATATAGATAAGGACTCCAGTTGTAGCAGCCCCATCTGCGTCTGTGAAATTTATTGAATGCTCATAGACATTAGCAGAAGAAACGTGATAAGTTAAGGTGTAGGAGTAGGTAGATGAAGGTAGCGGCGACAGATGAATATAATCATCAAAGATGCAGAAATGAGTCGGATACCCTGTCTGCGTCTGATCTGCATAACGCCGGAAGAATTCATTTGGGGAAAGAGGAACGAGCTGGTATCCGCTATCGTCCCCGGCAATGTACCTCAAGTCAATAAGAGTTCCAAAGTCTCCAGGCAGAGCGATAGTTTCAGTTGACGCAGTTGCAGTTAAGGAAACAGATTCCTCAGACCCTTTTGTCTGAAGTGTATTAAAAACAAAATCAACGCTCTGTTGAATCCATCTCTTAATCTGCGTATCTAAATCACTACGGTCAAGTTCAGTACCAACATCAGAAATTAAGTCAGAGAGAATCATTAGAATACCTCATAAAGACCGTCAAGAGGGGATTGACTCCTTGAGGAGGATTCTATCTTTCGATAAAAGTAATCCCCTCTGACAGTCAGTCTGTTATTGCAAAATAGTTAAATATGCAGGTCTGTACTCGGTATCAACTAGAGCAATATAGGCACTTCCAATGATTGGTTCTCCAGCAGCATCCTGGCCTTCAACAGCACCAGCAACACTTGTTCCAATTGTCAGCAATAAGCCTTGAGTAACATTCTCATCAGCAAGAACAGGGCAGATTCCGCCAGTCTGTAACCAGAAGTAGTAACTTGCAGTTATCCCGATGATAGGAACACCAGCAGGTACATCAGCTTGGTCTGTTACAGAGATAACAGTACCATTGTAAGGATTCGGAATCAAGCAGCATTCAGTGGTAGTATCCAAGGCAGTGTGAACAGCATCGTACAATGATAAGGCCAATGATGCACTAGCATCAGCAGCAGGGTTAGAACGAATCTTGTATGCAGTTCCTTCACCTGTGGCATCAGAAACTACCAAGAAACCGTCTTCGTACTGATTTAACGTTGCAGCAGTGGCACCAAGAGTCACAGTAATTGACTTCGCTCCAACAGCAACTGCAGCGGCAGCAACAACGTTCTGGTGGTTAGCGGTAGGAGTTGGCTGAACAGCCAGCTTTCCGATAGCTAAAGCAGTACCACCAGCCTTAGAATAAACAAAAGTTCTTCCACCAACTCTACGAACTGTTCCAATGTTGCCGAGAGCTGTTGAACTCTCTTCATAAATACCCTGAGGTATTGGCGCCATACGGCTTTCAACCTGGCTTCCGTAGGCTCCTTGATACTGAAACATAAAATCCTCCTTTCGGATATGGGCTACCTCAAGGGCTGCATTGGCTTGCAGCCCAAGAAGGATTGCATGTGCCGTTTAGGTCAGGTTAAACAGAACACCATTCCTGCGGCGGTTATTACATACTAAATTCCCGGTACAGATAATATATGCAACTCTATCTTTCGGCTGTTTCGGTACATTCTCCCACTCAGTCATTTCAAACCATTGAGTATCAGAATTAACCAAATACAGAGTCCTCGAGTTCAACATGTACATACTGTTAACGAGAGTAGTCGGCATATTCTTGTCATACGCCATGGTTATTTCTTTGAAGTACAGAGTACGGAATCCCAAGTCAGCTATCTTGTCACGCTTCTTCTCGGTTGGTACAACCATCTGTAGACCAACAACTTCCTGCTCGTACTTTTCAAAGAGGGTCTGAGAGGTAAGAATTAAGTCAACCTGAGCATTACCATCTTCACAGTTGTTTACCATCTGAGCCATGTAAGTAAGGCCGTCAGAAGTAAATGGCTTTCCTGTCATGTCTTGACAATTATTCTGCCACCAAGAGTTTCCAGAAAGGCCAATCCCCCCAACTGTAGTATAAGAGCCGGAAGTGGTTGGGTCATTTGCTACCAATCTCTGCAATCCCTCAAAGTCCTTACCAGAGTTCCCTGTACCGTCCAAGAATACCTGACGAGTCATCTCGTCCTTCAAGGACATTTCCGCAACTTCAATGTCCTCAGCAACCATATCTGCAACCTGATATGTTCCTCTGTTCTTAAAGTTATCATCACGATAACGAACTATAGAGCCGATGATATTCTTCCAGTCCCATTTAGACATTGTTCTACCGTCCAATGGGTTAATATCGGCTGGTTCACCTTTTCCGACTGACTTAAATGTTGTATTCTTTCCATACAACAAACGTTCCTCTATGTGCAAACCGCCTCCAGGTTTTGTCTTCATACGCCCATTTGCAGATAACCAAGCAAAGAAAATCTGAGAATTGAAAACGTTGTCCTGAATTTCCTTCGTGCGATTTGCCCACGTTGAACTATACAGAAAATCAATTTGTTCTGTTCTACTCGCAGCAGCCAAATCAAATCACTCCTTTCAAATTACAGACCTAGTCGATTAGCGATAGTCCTAGCAGTGTCTCTAATGCTCTTAGTATCTTTAACAGATTCGACTAAGTCTGAGCCAGTAATTCCGTCTTTCATCACCATACCAGCTACGACGTCCTCCTCCTGATTGGTCTTCTTCTTGAGTTCTGAGAGCTGCTTTCTAGTCTCTTTTGATTGTACCAACAAGAATGCGTCCTCCACTGACAACTCAGGATTCTTTGCTGCTACTTTAATAACTTTATCCTTGTTCTTAATGAACTCATCCCCATATTTCGCAGCAACTTCTTTAATCTCTTGTTTTATCTGTACATCAATTGCAGCACGTCTTGCAGTCTCCGTCTCCTTCTTTGTTGATTGCTGAAATTCTGACAGGATTCCTTTTACCTGTTCCAGCACTACACCAACCAACTGCTTATTGGACATTTTATCTAAATCCATGTCCTCTAAACTTTGTCCTTGCTGAGTCGATTTTTTCTGTTTTCCTGAATCGTCCTCCTCATCTCCACCTGCCAACAATTCGGCCAACAACGACTCGTCTTCTGCGGACAATTGCTTACCAGCATCAACTTGCTGGGAAATCTTGTCTAACTTCGCACTGAGTTCTTCTAAGGTCGGCTGGTTTTCAGCGCCCTTTGCACCCTTGTCGCCTCCACCGTCTCCACCTGAGCCTTTATCATTATTCATCAGTTTCCTCCTCAAATTGTTCTATTTCTTCGTTCTTTTCATTTTCTGTCTCTTCTATGTTCTCAGGAGTAGTGAAAGTGGCGGTCTGTGCTTCATCCGGCTCGACCTCCATGAACTCCCTTGGGGTAAATCCCCGAGCAACAGTTCTATTTAAATCTCTAAATAATCTACGGAATACCTGGATTGCCCCTGCACGACTCGGCATCCCATAGTATCGTGCGTCGGTCTCTCCAGTTTCCGCATCGAATTCTACAATGACTAGATATTTCTTTCCCATATTCCTTTCCTCCTCAAGTTTACGCTCGGATTCTATTTGTTCCCCACTTAGCAAGAACAGGGGAATCAAGACCTCTGGACTCTAATAGCGCCTTGTGTTCACTCTTACTCCGAACCTCAACTGCAAATTTTCCTCCAGGCAGCTTGGCATTCCAGAAGTTAAAGGGGTAAATATTAGACCCATCAATATGTGGAGCGTTTACACACCTTGTTAGAGTCCCTCCGCATTTCAAGCAAATTCGAGATACATCACAGTGCGAAATAGAATGAACCAACTCAGTGATGTCCCCACACTCTGCACAACGATAATCATATCTTGGCATATTCTACTCTTTCCAATTGTCAGTGAAATAGTTCCAGCCCCTGACTGTCCAGTACATAGAATATCTAAGGAAGAACGAGGTTCCATTATCCTTGAGCTCTTCTAAGAATATCTCATCTGCCATCTTCCGGGAAACATAAACATTTGTTACCTTATCAGAGGAAACTAGTCTAGCCCCAGGAGTCCTATAAAAATAATCATGAATAAGAGCAGCATCTCTAACTTCAGGGTCGTATGGAGAGACAATTCCCCAAAGGGGCTTAGGTACACTAGCACCATCACTAATGAAACCCTTAGGAATAGTTATACTCCCCAAGGACGTCTCGACTACATAATCCTCCTGGAGTTCAACGTCGGTTGTTCCCTCAATGAAACTCGTCGGCATTTTCTTCTTTGCCATTATTTCTGAGCTCCAGCTTCGACCTTCTGTTGCCGTTTTTGAATAATTAGAGCAACAACTCTTGCTATCTCTGGGTCAAGGTATTCACTAGGCTCCTGTCCGTATGCCTCGACTAAATCAACAACAGGAGCAATTGGGTTGATAACTGGACTCTGTAGGAGCGCATTATACAACTCCACAGCATCAGCCCTTTTAATCATAGTGCTTATCGGACGAGCATCTTCTGGATTTATTTCTAGACCCAAATCATACGGAAGGTCTTTCTCATCCCTTGAATGCCAAACTTGGCCGGTTATTCTCCTAACCATCTCAGCAGACATAAACTTGAAAGATATTTGCATACATGCAGAGATTAAATCTCCATAAAGTTCAGTTGCTGCGTCCCTCCGCTCATCGTTCCTAATTTCCGAGGCCTCCCGAGCAATTTCAATTTCCCTTGCAGTCCTACGCCCTGTACTTACCTCGCCAGCTTGATTCCTCGAGAATGCTATCTGAAACCTCATGTCGTTGTCTGCTATCTCAGCCGCATCAGGGATGTCTCTGGGCATGGAAGTAGTAACAACCATAGCATTTTCCGAGATGGGCTTAGGAACACGGACTGCGGCAAGAGGCTCAGAAGCATCATTTATCGCTTGTACCTGCTTGTCATTCAAAGCATCAGAAACTAGAATCTTTGTAAAATCTCTTCTCCTATACTTCGCTCCCATCGTCCGGGCATCATTCAGCTCCAACTGCTGAGGCTCCATAATCTTGACGGAAGAAATGCCCCACATTGTGGAGGGATCTTCATCAAATATCAGAACTCGAAATGGCAGGTGCTCAATCTGCAAAGGGTCGTTCCCTTTGAAGTGAAGTTTAGTACTGCCATCACTAATGATAATCAGTTCCCCCGTGGCCTTATATGTATTTCCCACAGGCGCACCCAAAGACGTGCATCTGAGTCCTGAATTGGAGTTCCTGTTCCCTGTAGGTGCCGGGGCTGCTTAGGGATACTCGTTGCAATAAACGTTCCACGGTTTGAATAGTTCTTATCGTCCTGAGCATATTCAAGAGGGCGCCAAACTCCATGGGCGCACCAGGGAGCATCATCAAAATCTACAGTACCATACGGGACTACAAAATTCCTTGGATGGATACTCTGCACCCAGGGCAGTCCTGCCTTAATATAAGAAGCGTGTTCAAGAATTCGCTTATTATCATCCTGAGGGTCTTGTCCAACTACATATTGACTGCCGTATCCATATTTAACAACTCCAGTTCCAGTAATTAATGTATTCAGAATTGCCCTCTTCAAGGTCTTCTTGAACTTCAGCTCCCGGGTTAAATAGTTCGCGCAGTCTTGAACAATGGGCGCATCATCAACACCATTAAGAGTCACTCCCTTAGAAACAACTACCTTTGGATTCCTAAAGTATATTTTTGGGAGCAGCGCCTTAACATATGGAAAGACCCGATTACTCGGGAGGTAATCAGTAAGATTTATCTTCGCCTCGAGGACAGAATTACTATCGTCCCAATTGCCCCGGTAATAATTCTCATACCGAATCCAATCAGCGTCATTCTTCCCGGAGGTCATTTGCCTCCAGGTAATCCCGAGGTCTATACTCTTCCTCCACCATTGCACTAAGTCGTCGTCTTTCTTTGGTAGTTCAACTCTATGTTGCACAGATTTGCTCAAGACATATCCTCTTTCTTCATTTTTGAAAGAACCCTTGCAACGTCACTAGTCTTCTTTTTCTTCTTTGGCATGGTCTTTCCGGCTTTCTTCGCTGCTTTCTTGGCGACACTAAATGCAATAGCGGCAGCCTTAGCCTTTGAGCGTCCAGAAGAAATAAGTTCTCCAATGTTCTTAGAAATTGCCTCTTTACTGTATCCTTGCTCAAGCGGCATACTTTACTCCTTTAAGCATCCCGGGAACGTAAGAGAGTCCATACCGCCTCTTGTTCCTCCGGCGCTCCAGAATATCCTGAATGTACTCTAGTGTTCCAGGTACGACCTCTTGTACAACATCTGGCGTCCATGCTGGAATATAGACATTCTGAATCAGCGTCGCCAATGAATCACTAAGGTCGTCATGCTTAGACCTTGGAAACATAAAGAGCTCGCTAAGAAGGTCTGACTGCCTGTGCTGAAACTTCAAGCGCTGCATATAGTACAGAGGGCTTAAAGATGAAATCCTCCTGACCTTAGCATTAGCCTGACGGCTTATTGTAACTCCCTCAAATGGGAGCCTAAAGTCCTTCTCAGATGCATAGAACTTAAAGAACTCATCTAGAGTAACATTCTGTACGAACCAGCGCTGAGGGCTGTAGATGGAATTTATCTCACTCAACACCTTCAGGAACTTATCTGGCTTCAGGCGCTTTCTGATTGCCTCACGAACATATGCACAGCCAGTCTTTGATGAGACGCTAACCACAACAATTGCACAGAAGTCATTCCCTCGGCCTTCCTTAAATGCAATATCTATTGCTCCATATGTCCTCAGATCATCTGGCAGTTCATCGTTCGTGTAGTAGGACTCAGTACCTATCGGAAAAGTTGCATCCTTTGTTGAGATAACCTGACTTAAGTATTCCCGGTAGAAAACATCAATTTGTCCAGCAGCGGCATAGAACGCCTCTTCAGCGTCCAGGCGCTCATCAGACCACAGGGCTGGCCAGATTGAGTGGCCTTCCTCATCCCTGGCGCTCAGTCTAACGACCTTAATTGACTTATCTTTATTGTAGGGACTTTTTGAGACCAAGTCTATCAGCCGAAGCAGCACACAATCCTCGTGTATTGTAGTTCCAATATATGCAATTTTAGTGTCTGCTCTTCCAGCTTGCATCATCGGTTTAACAACAGCATAGATGTGTCTCCAAAGCTTGTCCCGCTGCTCTTCCGTGTCAGTATTCTCATCATTCTCTGGGTCGTCAATTATCACAAGAGACGGTCTATGCTGGCCTATTTTTAGGCCTCGAATCGACTGGTTACTTCCCTTGGGAACTACTGTAACTCCATTTGACGTTGTCCATATCGAGGACGTCCACTTGTTCCCTACCTGATTACCGTACAGCCTGGCTATCTTCTCATTTGCCTCAAGTTCAGACCTTACCGTCTCAGTGTGCATTTCGGCCTGAGTGTACGTATCACTAATATATACAATTACTGGATGCCGCCTGTTCACCACCTGTTGAGTTAAGAAGCCCTGAAGGATAGTAGTCTTTCCAAATCCACGAGGCATTACCACTATTAGCAATTTAACCTGAGGGTCTATCAACGGCCTATAGACCTGCCCATGGAAGTCTGGTGTCTCGATTGTGTACCAATGAGGCAGCATCAGATTATTAAAATAAACTGAATCCCAAGACAATCTTTCGAGCAGGCCTGTTTGGCTCATTAAATCCCCAATTATGCAGCTTGTACAGAAATTCCAGAAGTTGCAGCAGTTGGTACTGGAGAATCCACAAACACTCCAGTGGTTGTACTCATAGCAGTGGCTGCACCCACAGAGGAGCAGTTCCAAAGCAGTACATACCCTTCAGTCTGAGCTGCACCAAAAGCGACGTTCTGGGCTGGAGTCGCACTGGCTAATTTCGTGTTGAAGAAGATACAATTTTTAAAGAGCATCATACGTTCAACGTCAGTGGCGTTTGCTCCATATACAAAGCGGTTTGCAGAATTTCCGCATTTACGCCAGAAGAGAACATCCTCGAACATAACGTCCCGAGCAACTTTTCCAGTGATGGTCTCACGAGTTACCAGAACGCATGGCCTGATGATTGCACCAGAAATTGCATTGGCATTAGAGCCGATAGTACAATTCCTATATAAGGAACTATCACCATTGCACAGCAGCTCGGCCGCTCCAGTAACATCAAGGTCAGTGCTTTTGTATATCTCACAGTTCTCTATAAGTGTATACTCACCACCATCTGCAAAGCAGTACAGGGCCTCGTCCACTGTATTGCTATTTGAGAACTTAATGTTCTGGAAGGTATTGCCAACCCCGGTATTCTTAATTGTGGCTATGTCAGTTGCAGCAGTTGTAACGCCAAGGCCAACACGAGCTCTCTGTCCATAATACCTATTTGCTCCATCGCAGCCTACAAAATGGACTCGATTCTTTGAGACGTCCAGCATTGCTGTTAGTGTATGCTCCGAGTACGCAGACAGATAACAGACATCATTCTGATTCGTTACCATAAGCGCATATGCAGCAGCCAGGGTCTTCTTAGCTGTAGTAGGAGTCTTCCCATCTGCATTATCACTCCCATTATCGTAATCAACAAAATATTGCTTTCCACCGAAGATGGACGGGTCTGGAAGGATGGCAGCTCCACCAGACTTAATAATATCAGTGGAATCTCCTCTCCACCAACTCCTCAATTGCTTCATTCTACTCATAATATCTCCTTTCTCGTTCTCCTAATGAACGAGCCTCATGAGTTGCTTAAAAACGCTCATAATGAGCACGAATTTCTTCAGCAGATAGAACACGCAGAAACACAAAGCAGTTCCATATATGCCCTTGAAAAAAGAAAGCAGGACTCCCTCCTTGACTAGTTGAGCCCATAGAGAATACATTAGTATAATCTAGATCAACTGCCGCTAAAGCAGCAATATTTAAATTTGTTCCAGAGGGAGCTCCATCAATGTATCTCTTGCAAAGAGCAGAACGATCTATAGAAATAGCGATGTGATGCTCTGCCAAATCATCAATAGATCCAGCATCATTAACTGCTGATACCTCTGCCAGTCCAGTGCCTAAACTAATTCCGAGCTTCCCAGTAGAAGTAACAAACACCCCGTATCCTTTTATAGTAGCAACTGGAACGTTAGCTTTCCCAAGGATAAACATTGGAGTACCGCTTGAAGCTGCAGTAGTTCGTATTCTCGCAAGGATTGTCATATCGGACAATCCTATATTTAGCTCATCTGAGTCACCAACCAGGACATACCCCGCTGCTCCATCAAGGTTTACTGTAGAGTACTTAGAGGAAACTGCCCAGCCAGCAGCGGCGATACCTCCAGTAAGAGTCCCAGTATTATTAAATCCGCTGAAGTCCTCTGACAATCTTCCACTCCTATCTGAAAGACTAGAGCAAAAGACAACAGAGGTCTCTTCACAATGACGACTAAACTGAGATTCTTCTACTCTCATCATTGGGTGCATAATTCACCTATTTTGCATTTATTGCGGCCTGAACCGCTGAGGATATTTTCAGTGCGAGTGCGTCATCAGCTGCAGAGTTATCAATCTTCTCAGTTAAATCTTTTTTTAACCTAGCTGCAACCTCGTCGTATTTCTCTCCGCCATCCTCGTAGAAAATACATGAGGCAGAAATACTTGGGGCACTATCATCAACAGCGGTTAATGTAAACTCTTCTCTTCCTTTAGTATTCCGTATGGCAGTAACTGTAATAGCCAAAAGATAGTCCTCCTATCTTTGTTTCATTAATGCTACATTAACCCAAACTGTTATTGCAGCAGCAGTATCTTTATTAGTGCATTTTACTCGAAGTGCGCTCAGAGGCGCACAGTTCAAAAGATACGATTTCGATAGGCGTTTAAAGAGCCAGGTCTCCCCGCTCTCGAAGATATCTGCATCCAGAGTGAGCTCCCCAGAATCAACAAATGCTGTTACATTTGCAGTCGTCCCATCTGTGGTATTGTCTACTTTCCTCCCAACAAGACCGACAACGAATGCTCCATCTGCATCATGCAGCTTGAGCGCCTCAGTTGCATCCGCTGCGCCAGTTAATGTATAATAATCTATCTCAAACTGCCTATATGGTACTGTATCCCAGACAACTACCGAATCGCTAGATAAATATCCCGCCTGGATTTCAAAAAGTGGGTTTCCATCTGGGGATGCTGGAAGAACAACTGCTGCATTTATTACGGCCTCTTCAATAGCATCGCATCTGATAGTCCCTGATAACGTGGCCGTTCCTGCTGCTATCGAAGCAAAACTACTACTCGACCCTATCGCGTCAACATTCTGTACGAGAGCTGACATTTATACTGCCCTCCAAGTCCATTTAGTGGATTTATTCTCCAAGGATTTTCCTTGAGACTGAATCTGCCCGTTGCATTTCACCTCCTGTGAACACTCCAACAGGCCCTGTTGTTTGAATGATTGGAGACCCTTGCTCCTTGGAAGGCACGAACTCTGTAGCATCCAAAGCCCTGAACGCATCATTAACGTCCCTGGAACTTATCTCCTCCCCATCCTTAGTATTCACATGATTGAGTCTCTTCTCTATGATCTTCAGAGCCCCACGGGCAATTCGGCCTCGGCGCTCTGCCATTTCCCTCGTAACTTTATTCCTGGATGCCTGGAGGACATCAACCAGCCCGGCCTCTTTAGCCTTCCGTATCAAAACGCTCGCCTGCTGTCCACCAACCCCGAGAGCCGCCCCAATCTCCCCCGGCTTATACCCTTGGGCAACTAACCTAGCTGCCTCTTGCAGCCTGTCCTCTGTGGTAATATCCGTACCACCAGCTTTCCTCCCGTGCCATCCGATTGGCCGAAGGCTTCCGTCCTCATACCTCTCCTCTACCTCAATATCCTCAAACAACTCTAATTGCACAGATGCCAAGAGTAAATCCTCCAATCCTTATTATAATTTTACAGCGTGCAAATGGGGAAGTCAAGGGAAAGGAGTTGATGCAGTACGTAACGAACTTGTCACGTGCAGTTTGCAGAAATCTGCGAAACTGTCGTACAAAGCTAATGGGCCGCCCTGGGGGGCTCCGGGTTGGGGGAGGGTGCCTACATGGGCAGCGCACAGGAGAACAGGACAAGCAAGGAGACAAGAAAATTTGCAAGGGAACATTCAAGTTACATGATGCCCGGAAGGAACAAAGGGAAGAAAAATGTAATTAAGTGCAAAAAATATGCACTTTGGGCTTGACAAGAGTTTCTTCTTATGGTATAATGAAAGTAACAATTGACAATGATTATTAACCAAACACAAAGGGGATTGAAAGTAAGGGCAAAGATAAGGAAGTGCAACAATGTATGATGGAAAGATTAAAGCATCGGATGGGCGTGGAAAGGATGCAAAAAGTGTAACCTTAAATGACCCATGTTACAAGCCCAATATGACTTTGGCCGATTGGATTAAGGTATACGGGGAAAGCATTGTACTGTCCCATTTTTTGGCATCCCGGAAAATTGCCATCCAAAAGCCAATGCAAATTGCATTGAAAGAAGGTAAAGAAGACAAGGACGTTTTGGCTGCCGGAAGTGCAAAAGCCAAAGATTTAACGGCTGTAACCCGCACCACCAAGTCACAACGTAAGACACGGACTGAAGTGGAAGCCACTTTCAAAGCCCAAGGCTTCGATGTTAATGATGCCAAGGTAAAGGCAATCATTGACGGTATGTTCGCAACCAAATAATTTGTAACACCAACAATCAAACATTGCCGCTTTCAAACCCCGCAGGGATAGGGACAAAGGGACTTAATGACCTTTGTCCCTTTCTTTTTGCCAACACTTTAAGGAGACAAATTGAAAGTAAAAGTTCTTAATATTCGCTTTGGAAAGCACTTGAGGACGTTCCGGGAAGAACACGGCTGGACACAGCAGGACTTGGCTGATAAATTAAGTATGGAAAGGACGGCACTTTCCAGAATTGAAACAGGCAAAAGTGGCGTCTTGCTTTCAACCCTTCTCAATTGGGCGCTTGTTCTAGGAGTTGAACCACAAGATATGACTCCAGGGACGGCTTTTCTTAAAGATTGCGAACTGTGAATAGGTTAATTCTGGAATTTTTGAATTTGGAATTCCTAGAAATGGTGGTAATGGGTGGTAATTGCGAACGCTGGAACTCATTTATTCTTAACAACTTAGCTCTTCCGGGGGAACCATTACCCCGATTACCACCGGGGGGTACTTCCTTGAAAAACCCACTTTTTCTTTTTTTTAATTTTTTTTTTAGAGAAAAGAATATAGAGAAGGAGAGAGTTTGGAAAGAGGAGAGAAGGACGAGGGAAGGAGAGAGAAAAAAGGGAAGAGAGGAAGATTATAGGAGATAAGAACAACAAAAAATTTTGAACTTTGGAATTTTGGCAAAAAGGGCACCACGGGGTTAATGGTGGTAATCGTTCCCCCAAGTGCCCAAAAGGCCAAAGTTTTCAACGACTTATAGCATTCCATATTACCACCCGCTACCACCAGACCCAATATTCCACCCCGCCATTTTTCCCTTGACACCCTATTCACAATATGCTATAATACCATATATAACAACAAACCCACGGCCATTTTTAAGGTAAAGGAGTCAACATGCGTATCTGGCGCCAGGACTTAATCAGGTATCTTTGCGATAAGCATCTAATAGCAATGTGGAATGAGGGGAATATTGCATTGGAAGTTATTATGTG